CTGTCGCTTTTTTATATGCAAAAGACCTCCTCTACTCCTTCAACCCGGCGTCGAACGATCTTCGGAAGGCGCGGTTAGGCGATGGTGGACCCGAAGCGTTGTCGCCATTGCCAGACCGTCAAGCCCGGAACCGACTTTCCGGCGATGGTCAAGTGCCGCGATGGCCTTTCAAGCTGGTGTCGAGAGTGTCATCGGGCCGCCGCCAGAAATTACCATCGAGCAACCTATGTCCGCCGAGTACGGACGAAAATGGAGCGGCTTCCCGCTGTTTCTTTGGGATCGTGCCGACGTTGCTCGGGATCGTTCATCCGATCTGGAACGAGCGGCCGGTCCCAACGCTATTGCTCGCCCATCTGTTCAGCAAAGATGCGTCAACCTCGGAAGCGAGTGCCGCGACCTCGGAAGCCACAAGCCGTCAGGGCGTGCGTTCATTGCGGCACGTCGTTCATCGGAACAAGTAATCGGCGCTTCTGTTCACCGGAACATGGCACGATTGCTCATCGCATAGCGGATCGACAAAGGCGACGCGCAGAGCAAGTAGGCAACCGTGGCCGCGGCACCAAGGTGTTCCGGCTTCAGGTCTTTGAACGCGATGCTTGGATCTGTCAACTATGTCGAGGTACTGTCGATCGAACACTCATCTACCCTCACCCGTTGTCGGCATCACTAGATCATGCCGTTGCCCTAGCGCGAGGTGGCAGCCACACATACGGGAATACGCAACTCGCGCATTTGCGCTGTAATTCCGTCAAGCGGGCGGCGTAGACATGGCAGTGACCGCCCGCGCCCGTCGAGTCGAGCTAAAGGGACAGGATTCCCCTCGGATCGCCCCGCCGACGCCGCTGCTCACGGAAGCCGCCGATTACCGAGCGTTCGCCGCCTCGGTCGGAATCAACCTGTACCCCTGGCAGGAGAGAGCAGCTAAGTATCTGACCGCGAAGGCCTCGACTGGCAAGTGGCTCTACCGAGAGGTTGCAGTCATCGTCGCCCGCCAAAATGGCAAGACGAAGCTACTCGTGCCTCTCATCATGCAGCGGCTACTCGCTGGCCAAAAAGTCATGCATACCGCGCAGAACGCGAAGCTCCCACGCGAGGTCCACGAGGAAGTCGCGACGCTGTTGCAAGAACACTTTCCCAACGACCTACCCAAGAAGCGTGCGATCTCTTACGCAGTGGGGCATGAGGAAATCCGACTCATCGGCGGCGGCAAGTACAGGATCGTCGCCCCGACTAAAGGTGGAGCGCGCGGACCGTCCAATGATCTTGTCATCGTCGATGAGTTGCGCGAGATGGAGGATCACGGATTCATCGGGGCCGCGAAGCCGACCCTGACCGTTTCCAAGAAGCCGCAGATGGTCTATCTGTCCAACGCTGGAACCGAGGATTCGGCTGTCCTCAACGCCCTAAAAGCTCGCTCCGAAACCGACCCGGTCCTCGCATACCTAGAGTGGTCTGCCTCTCCAGGCCGAGCGGCCGACGACATTCAGGGATGGGCCGAGGCAAACCCCACTCTTGGCCATGACCCGGCCATTCTCGAGACGCTCGAGACGGAGTATCGGACCAACATGATCGCAGGGACTCTTGCGATCTTCGAGACCGAGCACCTGTGCCGCTGGGTCACGACCATGAGAGAGCGACTAATCGATGAATATGCATGGGTCCTCTGCCGGGTGGCTTCACTCGGTAAGCCCGTTCGTCCCGTCCTCGCCGTGAGCATGGACCCGAAGGGCCAGCGGGCTGCGGTGGCTATGGCCTGGCGCGAGGGAGATGGGGTGGCGCTCAAGCTGCTGATGAATGTCACGGGCAATCCTGTCGACACCGATGCCCTGGGAACGGAGGTCAAGGCGCTCGCTTCCCGAATCGGCGCGAAGCTCGTCGGCTTCGACCCCCTGACCGATGCCGAACTCGTGAAGTACCTCAAGAAAACGGAGCCGATCGCGGGCCAGAAGTACGCCAACGCCTCGGCCCAGTTCGTCAACCTCGTCAGCGCCGGTCGACTCCGCTGGGCCGAGGCGGGCCCGATTACCGACGACCTGACGTGGACTTCACGCAAGCCGAACGGAGAGGCCGGCAGCTACCATGCCGTCCGGGCTCTCGACGATCGTCCGATACCCGCATCGCTGGCCGCCATCCGGGCTGTGTGGCTGGCGAGTGGCCCGACGCCCGCTTCTCCGAGGGTGATGTGATGGCGCTTTGGGACCAGATCCAGACGATGATGGCGATTGCTCCGCGTGAAGAAGTCCAGACGCGGACGATCGAGCCCACCGAGTTCCCAAGCCTGAACGAGCAACTGCTCCGAATCATGGGCCTGCGGGCATCGCCGTGGCGCGCCGCATCGGTCAGGGAGGCCCTTGGGACTCCTGCCATCTTCCGGGCCGTGGCGCTCATCTCCAACACGACAGGATCACTGGCGGTCGAGGCGTACCGGAAGGGCGAGAAGCTCGACGACGATGACACGCCTCAGCTCGTCAAGCGGCCGGATCCGTTCCGCATCCCCCGCGACTTCTACCGCGACACGGCGTTCTATATGGCGACCCGCGGCGAGTTCTGGTGGTGGGTCGCCAAGCGCGCACCCGACAACAGCGTCCTGTCCCTGATCGCCGTACCGCCGTGGGAGATCATCGTCGAACGGACCGACGACCGCCTGCGGCCGAAGATCATGTGGCGCGACAAGGAGATGCGCCGCGAGGACATGATCCTCGGCACCTTTCTTCCTGACGAGGCGACGATCTCAGGCCCGTTCCAGCGTGGAGCGGGACCGCTCCAGCTTTGCGGAGCCGCCGCCTCGGTGGCAGTCGAGTCACAGGAATGGGCGGCGAACTTCTACGCCGGCGGCAATCCGTCCTACTGGATCAAGGCCGCGGGCTCGCTCTCGGAAGATCCCGATACGGCGAAGCGCGAGGCCGACACGCTCCGCGATCAGGTCATGGGCCGCGACCCGAACACGCCAATGGTCACGGACGACGGTATCGAGGACATCCGGGACTTCCCGGTCAACCCGCAGGGCGCACAGATGCTCGATGCACGCCACGAGAACAAGGGCGACGCGAGCAACATGTTCGGTATCCCCGGCGAGCTCCTCGAGTACGGACGCCCCGGTTCGTCGCTCACCTACCAGAACATCGACGAGGTCTTCACGCGGTTCGTCAAGACGCCGCTCGTGCCGGACTACCTCGAGCCGATCGAGCAGCATCTCAGTGACCTGCTCCCCCGATCGACGGTCGCGCGCTTCAACGTCAAAGGCTTCCTCCGCGCCAGCCCGAAGACCCGCTGGGAGGTCTACGAGATCGCCTCGCGCGTCATCGGTCCGGTCGAGGCCGCGACGATGGCCCGTGAGGCCGAGGGCCTGACGCCCGGTGACATCGAGTTCGCCCCGGTCCCCTTCTCATCGCCCGCGGCGGTTCCCGCGAACATGCCCGAGCTCCGCACCGTCCAGACCGAGTTCCGATGCGATGGACGCCGCCTCCGGAACGGGATCCTGACGACGTGCGGCAAGCTCCTCACGTCAGACTGGCGAGGCCGCTGTCCTCGCTGCAAGAAAGAATATGAGGCAGCGTGAGCGTCCTATGGCCACACCGTTGGGCAGGCGTCGAACCATGCGGCGCAATCGCATACCGGCGCTGCCGTAGCCGACGGATCGAGTCTTCCGCCGTACGTTGTCGTCTACTTCTGGCGTCGAACTGCTTGACATCGCAATAGTTGCGCATACACTGCCGGTAACTGCATATAACTGTATAAACGGGCCCGCCGCGCGGCTTCGACCGCCTGGGCCATCGAATGTGCTTCCGTCGAGAGCCTCCGAGCTCCGTGAATGTCACGGTGCTTGGAGGTTTTCGTTATGCCGCAAGTCTCACGACTCGGCAGCTTCTCGATCAGATCATCCGGGCGTGACCTCTCGGTCGTTCGCCGACCAGTCGCTCGCGTGGTTGTCGCACCCGTCGCCGTTCCCGATGTCGCTTCGCTGAAGAAGGCCGAGCTGGTGGAGCTCGCCGAGGCGCGTGGCGTCGACGCGAGCGGCACGAAGGCTGACATCGTCGATCGGTTGGGACCCGAGTCCAACGACGCCACGGTTCGCGTCGATGGCTGAATGGGACACGGCCTACATCAACGACCTTCCCGATAGCGCGTTCGCCGTGATCCTTCCCGGCGGGGAGAAGGACGAGGACGGCAAGACCACCCCACGCGACCTCCGGAAGCTCCCGCATCACAACGCGTCCGGCGAAGTTGATCTCCCTCACCTCCGAAACGCCCTGTCGCGCGAGCCGCAGGCCGATATGCCCGAGGCGATGCACGCACGAGCGGAGTCGCACCTCTCGGCGCACATGGAACAGAACCGCGTCGAGGAGCCGGACGCCGAAGTAACGACCCAGCCGGCTATCTCCACGGAGGAAGCGGAGAAGACCGACATCGTCCTGTCGCCTGTTGGCGACGAGAAGGTAGTCGTCACTCCGGCCACCGAGCCGACCGAGGTTCCCGTAGATCCGGCCGACATCCAAGTCCGCGACGCTGCGAAGCGCGAAGTCGATATGCGGCTCCTGCCGTGGAACAAGACGATCGAGACAAGCCAGGGTCCCGAGGAGTTCAGACGCGGCGCGACCCTCGGAACGCCTGATGACGGCCTCCTGTTCATGGGCATGGAACACGCCGCCTCAATGGGGCTCGGCCAGAACGGCCAGCCCGTCCTCACGCGTAGTCCGCAGGGTCGCTCGATCCGCGTTTGGGAGGGCTCCGATGGTCCTTACGCCACGTTCCGCATCGCCCGTACCCAGGGAGGTGATGAAGCCTTAGCCCTAGCCGAGGACCGGATCGTCCGGGGTGTCTCGGCGGAGTTCGTAGAGGTCCCCGGCGGGACCGTCATTGAGCAGAGGAACGGCCGCCGGGTCCGCGTCCACAACCGCGTCCGTCTCACGGGCGCATCCATGACCTACCGGCCAGCCTACGGCGAGCAGGCGACCGTTCTTGCAGTTCGCTCGCAGGAGGATCAACCCGTGACCGAGACCCAGGAGGCCCCGGTCGACGGGGTCGACGCAACTCCGGATCGTATTCTCTCGGCGATCAGCCAGATCGAGGCGCGCTCCGCCGCGTTCCAAGCCGTTCAGGAGAAGTTCTTCGAGCGACTCGAGAAGATGGAGGAGCAGGCCCGCTCGAGCTTCGAGATCCCGAACCCTGCTCCAACGACGCCGACGTTTAGCAAGGGCGAATGGCTCAAGACCGTCGTCCGGCTCATCAACGGCGAGCAGATCCCGCAGGCGCAGATGCGCGCCCTCGACGATGTGATCACGACGGACAACCCGGGCGTCGTCCCGCCGACCTATCTCAAGGAGATGATCGGCGTCATCGACGCATCGCGGCCGTTCCTCAGCTCCACCCGCCGGCTCGAGGAGCCGGAGACAATGAAGCTGACGGTCCCCGTCATCACCCAGCGGCCGCTAGCGGGCGTCCAGTCGGCAGAGAAGACCGAGGTCGAGTCCCGCAAGACGATCATCACCTCGACCGACTTCGACGCCATCACGATCGCCGGAGCTGGCGACCTGTCCATCCAGATCATCAAGAAGTCCTCGCCGTCATTCCTCGACCTGTGGATGGAGCTGCTCGGCGAGGCGTACGCCATCGAGTCCGAGGACCAGGCCATCCAGGCGTTGTTCAACGCCATCGGCGGCGTCGGGGCGGGCACCGCGCTCAACCCGAACAACCTCCTCCTCGGAGCGGCGTTCGTCGCCAGCTTCGACGCCATCCGCCGACCGCCGGACACGATCTGGCTGTCGACGCAGGCGGTCGGCGAGTTCATCGACGCCAAGGCGTCGACGACGAACCAGCCGCTCTATCCGGGCCTCACGGCCTCGGCAACGGTGGCCGGCGGAATCACGGGCGTCATCTCTGGCCTCCGGCCGGTCCACGTCCCGACCCTCGACGCGCACGGCGCGTACGCGATCGTGGGACCGTCGTCCGGCTTCGCGTGGGCCGAGTCGGGCACCTACACCCTCCAGGCCGACAACCCGACTCTCGCGGGTCGCGACATCGCGCTTGTCGGGCTCCTGTACCCGGCCCCGTGGTATCCCGCGGCCTTCACCGCTTACAACGTCGCTTCCTGACCGATGGCTGACTGGCCGGACACGGAAGAGCTCGCCCAAGTTCTCAACGTCGAGAACGTTGGCGACTGGTCGACCACGCTCGACCGTGTCCTGGCCTCAGCGATCATCAAGGTCAAGGCCGACGTGGGCGCTTGGGATGAGCTTGTCGATACCCCCACCGACAAGCTCTCCCAGGCCGCCCTCCGCATGGCCGAACTGATGGCCCTCCGGCCCGAGGCGGCGGCCGGCGTCGGCTCGCGGAGCGGGCTACCCGCGAGCATCTCGCGGGATCCCGTCTACCAGGCACTCATCTCCGGCTACCGCCGCGTCTTCGGCATCGCATGAGTGCCCGGACCGTGCTGATCCGAACGGACAACGCCGGCGCGTTCACCTACGAACGACCGTTCTTCGGTTCGGTACGCGCGATCTACACGGACCCGGGCGACCTCGAGACGCCGGACATCCTCGTCACCGACGAGAGCGCCGGTACCACCCTGCGAACCCTGACCGGCCTGGCCGCGGAGGACTTCTGGCAGCCCACGTCACCCGTTGTCGTGTTCGGTCTGCTCAAGGTCGCCGTAACGGGCGGCGGAGATACGAAGTCCGGACGCATCCGGTTCCTCACGGAGAGCTGACATGAGCGACAAGACGAAGAAGGCCATCGCGAAGCGCGAAGCCGACAAGAAGAAGACACAGAAGGCGTGAGCCTCAAGGGCGCTTCGCAACTCCTCGCCCGCGTCAAGGCGGTCAAGCTGACGTTCAAGGGCTACGGCCGAACGTGGGCGGACGAGACGGCCAAGGAGGCCCGTTCGCGTGTGCCTGTGAAGACCGGGCGGCTCAAGGCATCCATCCGGCGCCGGAACGCCACGCAAAAGCGGGCGACCGTCGTCGCGCACTACACGTCCAACTTCGTCGACGCCGGATCCGCGGCCCATGACGTGACCGCCAAGGGCCGCTCGCTTCATGGTTTCACCGGCCGGGGCGGCGGGACGATCTTCACGAAGAAGGCCCACAAGGGTCGGATCGCCGCACGCCCGTTCAAGGCGGCATCCGCCCAGGCGGCGCTCAAGAAGCACCCGATGAAGGACATGATGATCAAGCTCTGGAATGAGGCGGCATGACCACGTTCCGAGCGGACATCCGCACGGCCGCCGCGACGATGCTCGACGACTACGCGGCCACGGCGAACCTCAAGCTCCAGGTCTATCCCGGCCGACCACGGACGCTCTATCCCCCGACAGGGTTCGTGGATCGCATCAGCGAGCGGATCACCTTCGACGGCATCCGCCAGCGGCTCGTGTCGGTAGAAGTTGTCGTGATCCATGGCCTGTTCGACTCCAAGGACGCTGTCGAACAGGCGGATGTCTTCGTTGACGGCTGGGTCGACTGGACGACTGCCCAGTACCACGCGGCCGGGGCGAACACGATCCTCGAGCCCCGCGGCGTCGAGGACGATCCCAACTACGTTCCGGACTGGCTTCCGCCAACGGAGCAGAAGTCCTACTACGCGACCGTCATTACGTTGGAGGGCTTTGCCGGCGGCTGAACGATAACCGAATCACCGGGTCTCCATGACCACCCGCCGGTCGGTAGGCGGACACCCCCTTAGCGCAGGAGAACCCAATGACCGTCGCAGGACTTGTACGTCTTCGCAAGCAGCAGTTTGGGCGGCAGGACACCTTCGGAACGAAGGTCGCCGCCACCAGGGCCTACCCCTTCAAGGGCGTCCCATCGGTCGATCTGCAATGGAACGACCCCGATGTCGATGTCGGTTCCATCGTCACCACCGTCGCCCCGGATCGCGGAGTAGGAGCCTTCACGGCGGCCCTGACCGATCCGCAGCTCCGCTACAACACCCTGCCTCTGGTCATGGAAGGCGTGTTCGGCGGCAACGTCAACCCGATCGGTGGCGTGATCGAGACATGGACCCACGAGCCGTCCGCGGTGGATCCGCTCGACGATGCCAGCAACTTCACCTACGAGTTCGGCGACGACGTCACCGACGACTGGTACCAGCTCGGCGACGGCATCCTCGACAGCGTCGAGATCACCGGGCCGGAAGGTCTCGGGGCCCTGACGACATCGATGACCTGGCGCTTCGGTTCAGCGGCGTCCAACAGCTCGACCGATAGCCCGCCCTCTCCCAGCGTCCCGACTGCATTGAACGTCGATCCGAACGAGGCCATCGTCTACCTCAAGGACATGGGCATCTACATCGCCTCGACCCGAGCAGGGCTCGGAGCGGCGCAGATCACCAACGCCCTTCATACGTTTGCCATGACGATCAGCCAGACGAACGACGACAAGCGGTTCGCCGACGCGACCCAGACCTTCGATGTCAGCGACCGCTCGCGGACCGGCTACGCGGTGGAACTCGCCCTGACGCTCGCCAAGACCTCCGACACCGTCGGGACTGGCTCCGAGACCGACGCCTGGTTCAGCGAGGAGGCCGTGGACCGCTACGTCCGCCTCGCCTTCACCTCGACGGTGATGATCTCTGGCGCGACGCCGTACTCGTGGATCGTCGAGATGCCGATGCGGTACTACACCCGGACCGAGGGCGAGTCCGCCGGCAACGCCGTCATCGTCCTGACCGGCCACGCCTTCTACGATCCCGACGAGTTCGATGGCTTCTTCTCGAGCGTCATCAAGAACTCGCTCCACGCCTCTGACCTCGGCTCGGCGGCCTCGTGATGGACATCCCTTGCATCTGCGATCCGAAGGATGGCGACGTTCGGCATCCCGATGGAGACACTGTCAGCCTCAAGGAGAAGCTCGGATTTCACGAGATCACCGCGATCCGATGGGCGTCGGCCGTTCTCAAGGAGATGGATCCCGGCGCCAGCACAGCCCAATTCCTAGCCACGACGACCGAGCAATACGTCTTGCTCGGCGTCGAGTCATGGCGCGTCCTCGACGGCAAGGGGAAGCCCGTTTCCGTGACCAAGGCCGAGATTCGGGCGCGAATCCTGGAGAACGATCTGGTCGGCCAGCTCGTCGGTGATGAGGCCGATAAATACTACGGGGCGGTGATGCGCCCTTTGCTCAATCCGGTGTGGACGTCCTCGCCGCCTACGCCGACGGCCGGATCGACATCTCTGCCGACGGACTCCTCGCGGAAGAGCCCGAAGCCATCGAAGCAATCCTCGATTACCACTATCCCGACGGCCTCCACCGAGACGACATCAACCGCGCCCGGTGGCGACTCCAGCTTATCGCCGAGCTCGACGTCGGCCGCCTGATTCGGGCCAACCGGATGGCCGAGGAAGGCAACGTGTCAACACTGCGGAGGATCGTCGGTGCCAAGCGCTGAGACTGCGCGCCTGATCGCCAGCCTCGAATTACAGGATAAGTTCACGCCGAATGCCAATAAGGCCCTCGGTACGATCGGGAAGCTCGACGCTGGCTTTGACTCGGTGCACACGCGCGCACTAAAAGCCGGTCAGCAGATCGGAACCGGCATCAAGAACGGGGCACTCATCGCAGCCGGTGGAATCGGCATCCTCGCCTCGCAGGTAGCCATCGGTTTGAAGTCGCTGGCAGAGCTAGAGACCGTCACGACACAGACAAATGCCGTCCTGAAATCAACCAATGGCGTTGCCGGTGAGACTGCAGGGAGCATCCGGGATCTCGCGGAGAAATACGAAGGTCTCAACGCGACGATCGACGACAAGGTCATTCAATCGGCCGAGAACGTCCTGTTGACGTTCACGGCCATCCGCAAGGACGCATTCGAGCCCGCCATCGCGGCGGCTCTCGATATGTCCACTGCCCTCGGGACGGATCTCCAGGGGTCGGTCATTCAGATCGGCAAGGCCCTGCAGGATCCGATCAAGGGCATCACCGCGCTCCGTCGAGTCGGTGTCAACTTCTCCGCCGATCAGATCACCGTCATCAAACGATTGGTTGAGACGGGCCATACCCTCGACGCTCAGAAGCTCATCCTGAAAGAGCTCAACACTGAGTTCGGGGGGTCGTTCCTGGCCGGTGGATCGACGACGGCAGGTAAGGTCGCCAAGTTCCGGGACTCGATCGAAGACCTGCAGAAGACACTCGCCACTGCGCTTCTGCCGGTCATCGGCAAGGTGGCGGATGGGCTGTCAACATTCCTCGCCGATCCGGCAGTCGTGAAGGGCGCGAAGGATCTTGGCGATTCCCTGGCGGGGCTCTTCTCCGATGAGAATTTGAAACAGGGTGCCGATTTCCTCAAGGGTGCATTCCAGACGGCCAAAGAGGCCGCACCGATCGTCGCCTCAGCAGCCAAGGCAACCTTCGCTCTCGTCCAAGGTGCCGTAGGACTATTCAAGTCACTTCCGCCGCAGCTTCAAACCCTTCTCGTATCCGGGTTCGCCATCAACAAACTGACGGGCGGCCTCGTGACGAACCTTGCGGGAGGACTTATCTCGTCCGTTCTCAAGCAACTCGTGTCGGGCGTCGTCAACGTCAATGGCGGCGTTGTCAACGTTACGGGAGCGGGCGGCATTGCAGGGGCAGCGGGTGCAGGCGGGGGAGGTCTCGTATCGACGGCTCTCAAGGTGGTCCTTCCCGTTGCTGCCGCGGCCGCTATCTTCGAGATCGGCAAGAGCGCGTTTGTCGATGGCATCACGGCTGCCAACAAACAACAGGAGACAGGGCTCGCGTCCCAGACCGCCAGCTTCACGGGTGGCGCCTCACTTGCTGATCTCAAGAGTGCGCTCGCCGGGATCGATGGTCAGATAGCCGACTTCAACAGTGGCATCACCCCGCAGGGGACGGCCTTTGCCCTGAACATCGATGGTGTCAAGGATTCGGTGATTGCAACCAGGTCAGCGCTGGTCAGCAAGATCGCCGACTTGGAATCGACTTCACAGAGCACGATATCCGCCATCAAGGATGCCGATTCCGGTTCTCAGGCTGCAATCCGACGGGCAGCGAACATTGCGCGGGACAAACTCGAACAGGTCAAGGATGCAGCATCCAATGTCGGCCGAGTGGTGAAGTCCGCCAGTGCAGGGCAGATCGCAGCCAATATCCGTGGCGCACAGGGCATCGAGTCTGCTCAGAATCGCTCTACGGCTGCCTCCCGTGCCACCACGGAGGCTGTCAAGGACAAGGACCTCAGCGTGCATCTCACGGTTCCCATCACCAACCGGACGACGGTGACGCTCCGCGACATGGTCCTCCATTCGCAGTCCGGCTCGCGCCTCGGCCGGGTCATCGCCGAATGACCCTCTCGATCACCTACGCGGGCTCGGAACGGGCGGGACAGATCCTCCTCGAGGGCGGCATCGCCTCGCTGACATCGGCGGCCGATGGCACGTTCGCCACGTCCGGGGTGAGGATCGAGGATCCCGACGGGGTCCTCGATCTCAAGCAGCTCCAACCGTTCATCGTCGAGGAATCGGACTGCGCCCAGCCCCGCTGCTTCACGGGGTTCATGTACGACGTCAAGATCTCACGTGGGCCGTACCGCAACGGTCCGGGGCGCATCTGGGAACTCGAGATCGCCGATCTCAACTTCCTCCTCCACCTCCGGGTCCTCCGGGGAGCGGCAGCCAATCGTCCCAAGGAAACGGGCTCGGACCGCCTGACGTGGCTCCTCTCGACCGTCGGAATGGCCGGCGTCGTCTTCGACAACGGTTTCGTCATGGCGAACGTGTGGAGCTACGACGAGACGGATTACCGCGGGAAGTACGCCGATGACGTCCTGTCCGACATCGTCACCGCCGCCACGGCTGGACGCTGGGTATTCTTCGTCTACTGGGACGACTCGGCCGCCCCCGGCGAGGAGGTCAGCCTGTTCTACGGCGAGGCTGTCTCGGCGATCAACGACTCGACGCTCCGGATCAGCAATGTCCTGTCCGACGTGGACGACACCGTCACCTTCTGGCCCTACCAGGAATCATCTCTCGACGCATCGGGCGACGCGATCTATGACGGCGTCTACATCAGCTATGTCGGGGGAACGCTCTACCGACAGCTCGGCTCGACGTTTACCGAGTTCGGTATCCACCGCGACGGCGTGTACGAATCGGATCGGAACAACAACCTCACGAGCGCCAGCCTCCACGCCGACACCTTCCTGACGACGCACGCGGCGCAGGTCGACACGATCACCTGCGTCATGCGGCTGCCGTCGGACAAGGTCAATCTCATCGAAGCCGGGATGCGAATCCAGGTCCGTTTCGAGCACATCCCCCACTACGACACGTTCACGTGGACGCGTGTCACCCGTCGGACGCTGACCCTGACCGCAGGCGGGAACGACTTTTACGATGTCCAACTGGAGCTCTCGACGAAGGGCATCAACCAGGCGGGCGGCGGGGATCCGGGTGTCTTCCCTGCCCCGCAACCTTGTAGCGGTCCGCCGACCATCGTCAACGACGAGGCCGGAGCACTCGGGCTCCCCTACACCTGGGATTGGTCGTTCACCCCGACCGCAGGGAATGTTCTGCTGGTCCTGCGAACGGATCGCAACGGCATTGGAGCATCTTATACGGCGAGCGGTTGGGATCAACTCGTCACAGTCGGACCCGGAGGCAGTGGCAGCGACGGCCTCGGGTTCTTCGGCAAGATCTCGGACGGAACGGAGACTGGGATCTATTTCGACAATGTACCCGGTGGGGGTGATCCGCCGAGCAACCCGACGTCCTGCTACGTCATGGAGATTTCCGGAGCCAATCTTGAGGACATCGTCCTCTCCTCGACCTCGGGCGCGGGCACTCCGGCGGTGTTCACGGCTGTCACCCCAATTTCAGGGGCACCGGTTCTCCTGATCTCGGCCTTCTCCATCGCCACGGATGGCGTCTCGATCGGATCATTCACCGCCGATGCCAACTACAGCGTCATCTTCGACGACAACCTGACCATCACGACTCACTCCTTCCGCTACCTCGAGCAACGGTCTGTCGCGTCGGCCTCAGGCTCTTACAGCGCCAGCGTCACCTTCCCGGGCGGGGCGGATCCCTGGTATGCCCTATCGATCGGCCTCTCTTGCTCGAATGCCGGCAACCCACCGATGCCGGGACAGACGGTCTACCGTGAGACGATCGGCGTTGGCGACGGGACAACGACGACGTTTACCACGAGCTTCTCCTATGCGGATGGCTCGCTGACGGTCTATGTCGACCTCCTCGACCAGACTGGGGCCGTGACGTCGTTCGACGGGGCCACTGGAGACTTCACCCTCGGCTTCGCTCCGGCCGTCGGAGAGCTGGTCCAAGTGACGTACCAGGGCCGCTGAGATGCCCGATCCGACAGGCCGTATCTCGCACATCCCGGAGATGCACCGGGGCGTCTCGTGGAAGCAACCGTGCCGCGTCGCCACGACCGCGAACGTCACGATCTCAACTGCCCTCAACGCAGGCGACTCCATCGACGGGGTGACCCTCGCCGCGGGAGATCGGGTCCTCGTCAAGGACCAGAGCACCGGCAGCCAGAACGGCATCTATCTCGCGGGCGTGACGCCGATACGCGACTTCGACATGGATCAGGACGCGACCACTTCCGTGCCTGCCTCAGAGGTCATGGGCGCAATCGTCTACGTGATAGCCGGAAGCACGAACGGCGGAACGCTCTGGCGGAACACGAACACCACGGCCCCTGTGCTCGGGACGAACGCCCTGACGTTCGCCCAGATCACATCGAGCGTCATCGCCTCGGCCGTCTCGATCGCGGATGCTGGCGGGTACTTCACGGCCACCGATGTCGAAGCGGCGCTACAGGAGCTGGCGTCGAAGGTCATAGGCTACCAGGCCCACGGCAACCTCGGCTCGACGGAGACGTTCTCGGCCTTGACGGGCTGGCACTCGGGGACCCTCAACGCCGACTGCGTGTTCACGCTGAGCGGGGCCACGTCCGGCTTAGTGGCGTCGATGGTCCTCGAGCTCGCCGAAGATGGGACCGGGGGTTGGACGATCGACCTGCCTTCGTCCGTCGTCAACGCCGCGGCGCTGGAGGCGGCATTCGACACGACCGCTTCGATGACATCGTTGCTGCTGCTCATGTCGCGGGACGGCGGGACGAACTGGTACGGGTTCTTCGCGGGCGGTGGGAGCTCGTCGGTACTCGAAGTCGATGACGAGGGAACGCCGCTCACCACCGCTGCGACGTCGCTCGACTTCGTCGGGTCGGGTGTTACCGCGACAGCGGCCGGCGATGCCGTGACCGTGACGATTCCCGGAGCCAGTGACCCGGCTGACGACACGTCCGTCTGGATGCCGCTCACCACCGTCGTCGCGGGCGACCCAGTCCTCGTCTGGGACGGCGACGACTCCCTCATCCCCACGTTGATCCCGCTGTAGGAGAGCACGATGGCAACCACCCGCTTCTCGGACCATCTGCTCGAGGGTGATCACGCCAGCCGCCCTGCGGCGACGGACATCCCACAAGGGACGCTCTATTCCTGCACGACGCACTCGCTCATCTACCAGTCGGACGGGTCGACGTGGTCGACATGGGCGACTCTCGGCGGCTCATCTGACCTCGATGCGATCATCACGGCTTCGTCTGGCCAGGATATCGCCGATGCGCTCGCGGGAGCCGCGGCACCGGCCGCGGGCAATGTCTTCGCGACGATGGCCGATGTCGGTGCTGGTGGCGTTTCGTGGACGCAGGATGTCAATGAGAATGGCGCCTCGTTTGCCAACTTCACTGCGGCGGCTGGAACATGGGCGAGCGACGGCACGACGATCAACCAGACCAACACCGCTGGCTCAAACTTCAAGGCGAAGTACAACACCGCAATCCCGCTCGGGTTCGGCGTCATCTACGAGGCCGAGATTCGCTTCCCAACTGCCGGCCAAGGCGGCGGAGCGAACATACAGGGCGGACTCGTCATCGGCTTCGACGGAACCAACACCAATGGGCTGAGCGTTATCCTCGACCGTGGCACAGGCAAGATCGACATCAACCGCGACGGTGTCGCGCAGCTCCTCTCCACCACGACCACCGTCAACCTCGATACCTACTACAAACTCCGCCTCGTCCTAAGTAGCGAGATGCTGACGGTTTACAAGGATGGAACGATCATCAACAACTTCCACATGGGCAACACGGTATCGTGGATCGCGTCGGCTAACTTCCTGGGTCTGATGACCCTCGGGTCGCTTACCAACTACCGCAACATCAAGGCCTGGACGCTTTCCGGCGGTGCCCCCGCATGATGCGGATGCTCCTCGGAGCAACGAACGGCAGCGGATCGTTCGCCCCACCACCGCCGGCAGCGGGCGGCCTGCCGCCGCAGGGCGACCCGCTGCCGGGCGCGCTGACGAAATACGTCAGCAACCCCGTGTTCTTGCCGGGCACCTCGGGCCAGTGGGACGACCGCGAGGTCGGTGGCGAGTCGTGCTACTTCGACGAGGACCTGGGCCTGTTCGTCATGTCGTACTCGGGGACCTCGGACTCGACGACGTGGCACACGGGCCTCGCCTACTCCGAGGACCTCATCACCTGGACGCGCGAGGCGACGAACCCGGTCTACTCGGCGTTCAGCCATGTCGCGCCGACGATCCTCCGCCGCGGCGCTGGCGACTATCTGATGTACATCCAGAACTGGCCGGGGGCCTCGCAAATCTATGCCCTGTCCTCGTCTGACCTGTTGACGTGGATGTCCGAGAACGGCGGCTCGCCGGTCATCCCGATCCTGGCTGGCCAGCTCCACACGTTCGACCCAAATGCTCGCATCCGCTCCGACGGGACGATTGAGCTGTTCCACGGGCTCTGGGAGTCGTCAGGTCTGCGCTCCATCCAGACGGCCCTCAGCGCCGACGGAATCACGTTTACCGACCGCCGCTTCCTGTTCACGTACGAGGCTGGCGAGTGGTCTGAGCAGCTTGGCGCGCCTGCCGTGCTCGCGTCGAGCGACACCGAGTACTCGATCTTCCACGACGCCAACGCCTCGGGAGCCTCACGCTGGATCAACCGCCACCGAACGGTCGATGACGGCGCGGCCTTCGAGTACGAGCAGCACGTGCTCGACCACAGCGGATTCGGCTGGGACAGCGCGGCCGTCTTTGACTCGTGCCCGATCTGGCTAGACGGAGTTCTCTACCTGCTGTATTCAGGTGGCGTCGGCGGCGAGCCGGTCGGGATCAACATGCGCATCGGCCTGGCTACCGTGGACTGGGCGATATAGGCCCACACCGGGATCAGTACGAAAGGTAGATCGGCAAGGGAATAGAGCGGACTGGCACCGCGGACGTTCCCGATAACGACGACATAGCGACCGAGTTCCGAGGCCAGAGCCACAGTGAGACCGAGGGATGCGGCGAGCCCTATCCACATCCACCGGCTGCGCCAGCCGACAAGGGTAAGCGGCAAAAACGTCGGCTTGATTACGATCAACGCGGCAGGCCAGCCCCAACGCAATCCGGCCGCCACGAACAGGACGATCCACATCGTCGTATTCCCGGCGATGAGCGAGCCCCAGGTATTTGGTGACAAAGTGGCGAGGGCCATCACCGGCCACATCCACGGAGCCGGATGCCATCGGATGATGAGCCACGTTGTCAGGCCCAACGGGATGATCCACCACAGCAGTTTAGGGAGGAAGCGCACGAGGGCGAACATCGGCCCCGCCAGCGGCGGATAGAGTCCAGGCATCGCCGAGACGTCGGTTGAGCCCGAGCCCGCGTCGTATTGATACGGACCCGCCAACTGGAACGGAGCATATTGAGTCCCGGTTTCGGCGAACCGCCGACCCAGCTCGGAAAACAGCGACAAGTCGACCCCGACGAGTCCACGCGACGCGAAGGCTCCATAGGCAGCCCATCCTACAAGGCCGCCGAACGTGAGTACGAGTATCGCAAGGCCGAACATCGTCGGCCGATGCCATCGCCCCCGGAGCGGCTTGCTCGATGGTCGGTACGACATCGGACGGTGAGTCTCCGCTATGTCTTGACACCTGTCAAGTACTATCGTGCGTGACGGGTTAGCAGTTGGCATGGCACTATCTAGCGGCTTGACAGTTGTCTAGTACGGGACTAATGTTCCCTCATGCCGATCACTGGACTGGATCTGAGAGCCGAACGCCGCCGAGCGGAGATCACCGTGGTCGAGATTGCCGCACGGATGGGGGTCTCTCGCGCGACTGTCCATACCTTGGAGCGGTCTGCGGTCATCACCCCCGCCCGCGAGCTGCAGTACCGCCGATCGCTGGCTGACGCCATCGCGGCGGCAAGGGACGAAGTAGCATGAACACCACCTGCCGCAATTGTGACGGCCCCGCCCGCATCGTAGTCGGCGGCTCCCGCTGCGTCTCTTGTCGTTGCGCACCCTCTGAATGTCCTTGTCCGCGCGTCGTGGCGGCACCGCGTTGGCTGCAACTTGCAAGGCAGCGGCCGAATGGCTTGGCCCGTGATCTGTCGAGGGTCGCATGACCGGCAAGCACGCGCCTCTCGCTGTTCGGTTCGCGGAGAAGGTCGACACGACCGCTGGTCTGTTCGGTTGGGTGAACAACCTCCGAAGTACGAGCATTGCGGCCCGAAATGCCCACAAGACGGTCTGTCCCTATGGGCACCCACTGACACGTTGGCCCACACGTACTGGGCCGCCCCGTCGAGGATGTCGGACGTGTAAGAACGCGCGTGATCGACGATATCGACAGAGAGCAGCGGCATGATCGAATCCGTCCTCGGGCTGGTCGTTGGCTTCATCCTGCTGCTCTGGCGTGCCTGGGAGTACGCAGCAACCAGCGTCCTCGCCCTCGTCGGCCTCGGCACCCTCTGTCACTTCGCCTTCGAACGGCTCGGCTGGTACGAGGCTCTCGGAGAGCGGCTGACGTGGCGTCAGATGGCCGCTGCTGCGTTCGTGGCTGGGCTCATGGTCTCGGCGGGTCGGTTGTTCTACGTGACGCTCTGGGCTGTCGTGACACCGGAAGGGGCGGCGGGATGACAGTTGGGGCCGTGTTTTCGTCGGACCGCATGTACCGCTACCAGTTGCGCCGCCAGTGGGACGACGGTCCGCTCGTCGCGTTCATTGGCCTCAATCCCTCGACGGCTGACGAGACGCAGGACGACCCGACGATTCGTCGTTGCATAGGTTTCGCGAAGCGGTGGGGTTACGGCGGACTAATCATGGCCAACCTGTTCGCGTTCCGGGCCACCAATCCCCGTGTCATGCGAGACGCGGCCTCAGCCGCCGTGGGTCCACTCAATGACGCACACCTGGAGGCCGTGTACTGGGAGTCGGCAATGATCGTCGCGGCATGGGGCGCCGGCGGTTCGTACCGCAACCGCGACCGGGAGGTGGCGCGGCTACTCGGAACAATGATGGCGCTCGGCTTTACCAAGAATGGCCATCCGCGCCATCCGCTGTATGTCCGAGCCGATGCGTCACTCGTGGAGTACTCGCCCTTCTGGTGGTTGGCCACACACGAGCCTGTCCGATGACCGGGCTGTCCACGTTGCGGCTGGTGTACGTGACGATGTGGGCCGTGGTGGGTGCGCGATGAACACCCCCGAAATGAACGAAATCCAACGTCGCCACGACGCCGGCCTTCCGCATCCATGCCCAGAAGGCGGGCATGAGTCGCACCTCACAGAGGACCAGCGCGAGGCTGCCTCTTGGCAGCGAGCTGGTGGCGGGCGGATGAGCCGAGTGTCGATGCCATCACAGACCGGCGATCAGGGTCAAGGGCATCCCGTCCTGTTCGGGTTCGCTCCCGCAGATGTCTACGTAGCCCACCCCGATGGAGGTGGCTATCCCATCGGGTTCCTCAACCGGGCCTATGGGACGCTCGGTGTCACCGATCCGACTGCCGTGCTGCACCTCTGCTCCGGCTCAATGCGCATCGGCACGACCGTCGATATCCGGCCCGAGATGCAACCTGACATCGTAGCTGACTGTCGCAACGTTCCCCTCCCAGATGAGTCCTTCGACTGGATCATGGCCGATCCGCCCTACTCGGAGGAGTACGCCGCGAACCTCTACGGCACCGGAGCCGACTACCCAAAGCCGGGACAAATACTCCGCGAGGCGAGCCGCCTGCTTCGTCCCGGTGGCCGTGTCGGGCTGCTCCACTTCCAGGTCCCGATGCATCGACCACCGCTGCGGATGGTCGGCGTCTGGGGCGTCTCGACTGGCGCTGGATACGCCATCCGGGCGTGGACCGTGTTCGAAAAGGCGCACGCGGGGCTCGGGCTATGACCGACGAGCGCGCAGTCAGGGAGCCACGGACGGAGGCGGGGAAGGCGCTGCTCGAAGCGCTCATCGGGCTCGGCGTGGACAACGACGAGGGTGAAGGGCTGGACGCCATCCTCGCCATCGAAAACGAAGCCGCTGCCGGGGTAGGACTGGACGTGGATGCCATTGAGGCGCTGATTTCGGAGCACAACATGCTCCACGACGGACGATGCGATTGCGGCGATCACGAAGACTGGCCAGTGGTAAAGACATTCAACCGCCATGTCGCAGAGGCCGTGTCCGCGATGTATGCCGCCGAAACGGTTGCCGCCCGTTTCGGCTCGGAGCCGTCCGCATCGTCGGAGACCGGACGAACCAGGTCCGCCACATCTGCCGCGGTTGCCGGGAGCACCTGTCACGGGCTCCGATGGCGTTCGAGTTCGTGGAGGTGAAGCGGTGAGACGTCACAAACCGATGTGTCCGCGTTGCGCGCATCCCTCAGCTGGCCACATGAGCATGTGCGTCGTGAAGGTGGGTCGGAATACGCGAGGCCCCGAAGGCGAAACGGTCCACCACATCTGTGGCTGCTCGGTTTGGCAGGGACCTCGGCCATGGCTCCAAGAAGGTCCAGCGTGGCGCTATGACGACCGTGGATACCTCCGATGACTACTCGGACTACCCGCGAAGCGGACTCACACCGACCCCCTCTCGGAGTCTCCGCTTCGCGAGTCGCCCGACAGGTGCCCTAGAGGGCGACTCCTACACCGCCGGGGGCGGACTGTGCCGGGGCTCGGACGTAAGGCACCCGAGCCTCGGCCACCTACCACGGAAGGAAGGAACGAATGATTGACACGCGAACGGTTGCAGCACCCATCGAGACGGTGACGCCGATCAAGCCCTCGGAGGCGATCCGGTTGGGGTGCCTGACAACAGTGCAGAAGTTCGATGGCTTCGGCTTTGACGATGAGACCGAAGCGTGCGCTGAGGGGGCGATGCTCGTTGGCTACGGCGAGAGTCGGGCCAGTGATGGATTGGGCGAGCGGATCCGAGCCCACTTCCCGACTATGGATTACTACTTCCAGCCATGTCCGGCTTGCGCTAACGAGCCGATGGAACATCGGTATGTCAGCCCCATCTACCGGCTCAATGATGACCACCGCTGGGCCCGCGAGCGCATCGCCGACTGGCTCGAAAGCCTCGGGCTATGACGAAACTCT